TAAAGCTATAGATGATATGATAAAAGATAAAGATAGATAATGGGATTTAAACTAGGTAAAGGCAGAACACCATCAATGTATGGTGGACAAATAAGATCAAAGATGCGCTTTGGCAAACAAGCCGGAGGAGATGCATCTGTGCCTGGCACACCTGTTATAAGAAAAACATTAGATGAAGGTATTATGGGTGAAGCTAATATGGATGGTAGCATATTTATTAGTGATAAAATAGTGCCTGGTAGTAAAGAAGAAAAGCAAGTTATAAATCACGAGATGCGCCATGCTACTGATATGAAAATAGGTAAGCTAGCATATGGTGATGACTTTGTTAAATGGAACGGTAATACATATCCAAGAAAAACTATTAATGGTAAAGATATGATTATAGTAGATGGTGTTGCAAAAGAAGCTGGCGCTCACGACTTTCCATGGGAACAAGAAGCTAATACTGGTAACGGAAATATATAACATGGCATTATTAACAAGAATAAACGGCATACCACTATACTCTACAGTTAACGAAGCTTTAGCTTATGCAGATGCAGAAAGAATACAAGGTTATCATACACATAGATATAAAAACATAGTAGGTTATATGGGTGGTGTTAATCACGAGCAATCAAAACAAAGCTCTGGTAGTATATCAACACAACAACAACAACAAATTACAGCTCAACAACAATTACCACAAAGCTTACAAACAACGTCAAATTACACGGCTATAGCTACAACTACAACTACAACTACACCTACATACAATGCACCAACAAGAGACTTTAGTGGAGAACAACCAGAGCCATCTGAGCAACAACCACGATCAGATGATGATTATACACCATAAATATTAAAAATTAAAATATGTTAGGAAATTTATTATCAAAAGGTACAGCAGAACTAGTTAAAAATGTAGGTGGAGTTATAGATAACTTACATACGTCTGCAGAAGAAAAACTAGATGCTGAAAGAAAAATTAAAGATATGATTATGGGTTACGAAGCTGAGATGCAAAAGCAAGTAACAGAGAGATGGAAATTAGACATGAACAGTGATTCATGGTTAAGTAAAAATATAAGACCATTAGTTTTAGTATTTTTAGTAGTAGCAACAGTATTATTAATATTTATCGATGCTGGTGTTATTTCTTTTCAAGTACAAGACAAATGGACAGACTTATTACAATTAGTATTAATAACCGTGATCGGTGCTTATTTTGGCGGTAGATCACTAGAAAAAGTAAAAAAATAATGGGAATAAATTCAACAGAAGTAAGCTATCAATTTGGCCAAATGGGTAGTATTTTTAATGATACTACTAATCCTATGAAAGCACCAGCAGGTAAAGTTTTTGTAGCAATACATTTTTTAGAAGAAACAACCTTACATGCTTCAGGAGGACTAAAAGCAGAACAAGATGCTGATAATGGTTTAGAGTTTTTTGAAACAGAAAGTGCTGCTCATGATATTGCTCATGGTAGTGATCCAACAGCTGTTTCAGGTGCTGGTGGTGTTCAGTTTGATAATAGTAATACAATTCCAGCTGGTACTATTATATATGGTAGATACACTCAAGTACGTACCGTAAGCGCTAAAATGGTAATTGGTTATTTAGGAAACTAATGTTAGGATTAGGTAATAGTATAACTGCTAATCAATATTCAGGTAGTTGGAATCCTCTTAAATTAGGAAGCAAATTAGTTAATTGGTATAAATACAATACTGGTATTACTACTACTACAGTAGGTGATTCCGCAAATCAAATAACACAATGGTCTGATCAACAAGGCGGTAATAACTTAACACCAACAGCAAATGATAACACAGCTGTAATGCCAAAATTAGAAAGTGACGGTACTGTATTTTTTAACGGCTCAGGTGATACGTTAGAATTTGATTCTGATCTTAGTTTTGGTAAATTTTCTATTTATATAAAAATGAATTTTAAATCTGATAGCGCTGTTTCTAACGACGATTTATTTGAACATGCTTCAAGTGGTGATTTTATAAAGTTAGCTAATCCAACTGAAGCTAGAATTAAAATAGGTACTAGACATGATTTTAGTATTAATGAAATAATAGAAGGAACTGCATTTGTAATAGGATTTGAAAGAGAAGCTGACGGTAGTTTAGCTGTTTATAAAGATAATGTAGCAGGCACAGCTGCAGACGGTGATAGTTTAAACGTGGCAATATCAACAACAATAGATTTAGATAGATTAGGTAAACCAGTTAATAACTCTTATTGGTCTGAAATAGTAATATGTAATGATATTATAACAGCTTCTGAAAGAAACGAACTATATAACTATTTAGTTAACGTAGGATAAATATTAATAATTAAATTAAATAAAATGGCAAAAAACACAAGTAAAAAAATTAAAGAATTAAAAGGTGTTAAACCTGAAAAAATTACTGACAAGCAGTTAAAAAAAGTTCAAGGTTTAATAAGTAGCGTAAACAAGCTTCAAATGGAAGTTGGTATTATGGAATCAAGAAAACATAATGCTCTTCATAACATAGCTGGTATTAACGATCAAATAACTATATTACAAAGTGAGTTTGAAAAAGATTATGGTACATTTGATATTAATATTGAAGACGGAACAATAAACTATCCAGAAAATGGCGAAGCTGATAAGAAAGATTAGTATAGGTAAAGACTATAAAAACGACGCTATGCACTATGCCGTTGGTCAAGAAGTTTACGGTGGTCATACTATTTGTGATATATTAGAAGAAGAGGATAAGTATTCTATTTATATTAGAAAAAATAAAAATGTATTACCTTGGAAAGACTTTAATAAAAACATGGCTGTATCTGTAGAATATAATTTAGAGTACTAATGAAAAGTATTTACAACTATGTTGTAAAACCAAAAGGTGGTAGATATAATAATAGTAAAAAAGTTGGTGATAAAGACTTAATACTTAATACTGAAATATTTAATCATCAGTATATTAATCGTGAAGCAACGATTATATCTACACCTTTAATTAGTTACAGCAATATAAAACCAGGTGACACTGTTATAGTGCACCATAATGTTTTTCGTAGATGGCATAACGTAAAAGGTATTGAAAAAAATAGTAAAAACTATTTTAATGAAAATACTTATATTATATCAGAAGATCAAATATTTGCTCGTTATGACAAAAAATGGAAGCCAATGCCTGGTTACTGTTTTGTAAAACCTATAAAAAACTTTGACAAGTTTAATGTTGAGCAAGAGCAACCACTTATGGGTATTATAGAATATCCTGATAAAGATTTTAGCAAAGGTGATTTAGTTGGTTTTACACCTAACAGTGAATACGAGTTTATAATAAACGGTCAAAAATTATATAGAGTATATACTAAATTTATTACAATTAAATATGAATATCAAGGAAACGAAAAAACTTATAATCCAAGCTGGGCACAGGGCAGTTGAAGAACTTATCAATGTAGCTAGAGAAAAGATTATTACTAATACAGAAGATGATGTTTCTGCTGATAGATTAAAAAATGCTGCAGCTACTAAAAAACTAGCTATATTTGACGCGTTTGAAATACTTAACAGAATACAAGAAGAAGAAAACTTGCTTGAGGGCAAAGCACCTGAAGAGAGAAAGGAAAAAGTCTTTAAAGGATTCGCAGAAGGTAGATCTAAGTAATGTACGAGCAAAGTTTAGTTAAGGTTATAGAGCCTGTAAAAAAAACTACAATTAGTAGACTTAATAAATCTAAAAAATGGAAATATGGATATAATAAAGAACACGATATTATCGTTATATCAAAAACTGGTAGAATCGGTGAAATACTTGAGATACAAAATTTGCGAATTGCGTTGCCAAAACGACCAGTGCAACTGCAAGCACACAAGCTAAACAAGTGGGTAAAACAAGAGCAACCAAAAGAATTAAAGCGTCTTAAAAATATATTTGACTGGAGAGCATATCCAGAAGAGCAAAAAGATAAATGGTTTGATTATATAGACGAGGAGTTTAAGCGTAGAGACGAAGGCTTTTGGTTTGTAAACAATAACAAACCAACATACATAACAGGTACGCATTATATGTATTTACAATGGAGTAAAATAGATGTAGGTGCACCAGACTTTAGAGAAGCTAATAGATTATTTTATATATTCTGGGAAGCTTGTAAAGCAGACAGACGATGTTATGGTATGTGTTATCTTAAAAATCGTCGTAGTGGTTTTAGCTTTATGTCATCTGCTGAAACAGTTAATTTAGCTACATTAGCGAGTGATAGTAGATTTGGTATATTATCTAAAACAGGTGCTGATGCTAAAAAAATGTTTACAGATAAAGTAGTACCAATTAGTATTAACTATCCGTTTTTCTTTAAACCAATACAAGATGGTATGGACAGGCCAAAATCAGAGCTTGCATATAGAGTACCAGCTAGTAAGTTTACAAGAAAAAAGATAACAGCTAACGAACAAGTTGAACATTTAGAAGGATTAGATACAACTATTGACTGGAAGAATACAGGTGATAATAGTTATGATGGTGAAAAGCTAAACTTGTTAGTACACGATGAAAGTGGTAAGTGGGAAAGACCTGATAACATATTAAACAACTGGCGAGTAACTAAAACATGTTTACGATTAGGTAGTAGAATAGTTGGTAAATGTATGATGGGCTCGACCTCAAACTCATTAGATAAAGGTGGAGACAATTTTAAAAAACTATACAATGCATCAGATGTCACTAAAAGAAATAGAAA